TCTGAGCTATGACTCGGAAAATACAATTGAAGAATTCGGTGTTGAGCTCCAGGTGCTCTATTGGGAATCAGCCCAATCCAGAGTCTAATTATTTGGATAAATAAACAACAGGGGAGGAGTCATTCCCTCCCCTGTTTTATTCAACCCAACATATAATATGGAATTTTTCGGATGGAAATTTGAAAAACTCAGCGATGCTGAGAAACGCAAGAAGATTGCAGAACAACCAGTTTCTTTCGTGCCCGCAAGCTCGGAGGACGGTTCCACTGCGATTGCCGCCGGAGGTTACTATGGTCAGTATCTCGACCTTGATGGAGATGCAGCAAAGACGGATGTCGATTTAATCCGCAAGTATCGTATTGCAGCTGAACAGCCCGAGTGCGACCAGGCAATTGATGATATTGTAAATGAAGCTATTGTCGGAGACCATGACGATGTTCCGGCACACCTTAACTTGGACCGTCTGGAACAGCCGGCTTCAATTAAGAAACTAATTCGTGGAGAGTTTGATCACCTCTGCAAATTACTTAATTTCAGTAATAATGGTCAGGATATTTTCCGTAGATGGTACATTGATGGACGTTTGTTCTATCATATGATCATTGATGAAACTCAGCCCGACGCAGGTATTCAAGAACTGCGGGCGGTTGATGCACTCCGTATCCGTAAGGTCCGTGAAATTAAAGAAGAAATGGACCCAAAAACGGGTGCCAAAATCATTAAGAATCTTGATGAGTATTACCTCTACCAGGATGGCGGTCTTCAGAAGTCGGACATTGGGCTCAAGATTAATAAGGATGCAATCTGTTATGTGCCATCCGGTATTCTTGATGCTACCCGTAAGCGTGTTCTGTCTCCGCTCCATAAGGCAATCAAGCCCGTGAATCAACTGCGCATGATGGAAGACTCATTGGTCATCTATCGTCTTGCACGTGCTCCGGAACGCCGTATTTTCTACATTGATGTGGGCAATCTTCCAAAGGGTAAGGCGGAAGAATATATGCGCACAATTATGAATCAGTACCGTAATAAGTTGGTATATGATGCTCAGACTGGTGAAATTCGCGATGACCGTAAGCATATGTCAATGCTTGAAGACTTCTGGCTTCCGCGCCGCGAGGGTGGTCGTGGTACCGAAATCTCTACGCTTCCGGGCGGAGAGAACCTAAGTCAGATTGACGACATTCTGTTCTTCCAAAAGAAACTTTATCGCTGCTTAAATGTACCGATCGGGCGCATGGAGCCGGAAACTCCATTCAGCCTTGGTAGAACCACAGAGATTTCACGTGATGAGGTCAAGTTCCAAAAGTTTGTCGACCGTCTGCGTAAAAAGTTCTCGATCATGTTCTTTGATCTACTTCAGACTCAATTGATGCTCAAGGGTATCATTACCGAAGAAGATTGGCCGCAGATTCGTGAGGACATGACGGTTGACTTCCGTCAGGATAATTACTTTACCGAGCTAAAAGAAGCTGAAATCCTCACAAATCGCATTGAACTTCTGAATGCTGCACAACCATTTGTCGGGAAATACTTCTCCGACACATGGGTCCGCCGTAACATTCTTCAGCAGACCGACGAAGACATTGAGACGATGGATGCAGAAATGAACGAGGATGGTTCTGCTCAGGCTGCCGAAGAACAAAGAATGGCAGAAATTGAAGGTATGGCAAATCCGGCACCTGAAATGCCTCCGAGTAAGTAATGTTTAAATACAAAAACATATAAATAGCTTCATAATGAATAATGACATTACCACAATGATTAAAGCATTGGCGTCCGGAAAAGCCTCGGAAGCCAATGAGAACTTTACTCGCGTGATGACATCCAAGATTAATGCCGTTCTTGATGAACGCAAGGCATCTTTGGCTTCGGAACTTTACAACAAGAAACCGACTTCGGATATTAAATAATATGCACGACTTAATTAATTCAGTTCGTTCGATGATCGCAGAGGCGACAGCTCTCGATTATAATCATGATTATGCGCAAAATCATGCACATGATGCAACTAACATTGCAAATTCTCATTCTCAACACGCGCTACGTAGAGAGCATCATAAGTTAGCCAGCAAGATGCATCAGCAGGCTCATGATGCTCACGAAAAGTTAGCCGAACCTTATTCAATGAGTATGCCAGGTTCGGGCAAGAAGTATCACAATCTTTTAATGCAGCATCATAAGAATATGATTGCATATCACAATTCAGAAGCAGAATAATTTCAAATGAAGTTGATCACAGAACATCTCGATAGTGACATCGGTTATATTACCGAAGGCGTCGGCGCAGAAAAGAAAACATATGTTGAAGGTGTTTTTATGCAAGCCGAAAAGGCAAACCGCAATGGTCGCATCTATCGCTACAATGTTCTTTCTCCAGCAGTTGCCAAATATGTGAATGAGCAAGTTACGACGGGTCGTGCAGTTGGTGAACTGAATCACCCAGATGGTCCTACCGTAAACCTTGATAAGGTATCACATCGCATTACCTCTCTCAAATGGGACGGACATAACGTAATGGGTAAGGCGCTTATTCTCAATACTCCGATGGGCAACATCGTAAAGGGTCTCGTTGAAGGCGGAGTTCGTCTTGGCGTTTCGAGCCGCGGTATGGGTTCACTGGAACGCAACGGCAACATTATGTCGGTCAAATCCGACTTTGTACTTTCCACCATTGATATTGTTCAGGATCCTTCTGCTCCAGAAGCCTTCGTCAATGGTATCATGGAAGGCGTTGAATACTTTGTTCGCGGTAATGAAATCATTGCCGAGAAGATTCAAAAAGAAATCAACCGTACACCGTCCAAACAGCTTATTGAAGCTCAGGTACGGGTGTTCAAAAACTTTCTCGATGCAATTGTTCTTAAATAATTGCTCAAGACTTTCTATTATGGGTAAAACTGAAGATGCTAATTATGGTAACGTGAATACATCCAAGGTAATTCGTGAATTAACAGAGACTGATCACAAGCAATTCTCGCTTGATATCCTCTCTAAACTTTAACCACTATACTATTATAGTAGGCTAAATCTAAAACAAATATGTCACACACATCAAAAGGTCAAGTCGATCTCATTGAAGACATCACTGTTGAGGAACTACTTGCTGATGGACTCGTTGAAGATGTTGAAGTTTCTGGCGAGGAACAAGGCAAGAAGAAGCTTGATGACGAAGAAGGTACTGCTGATGCTCCAGTAGCAAATGCTGTACCGACCGATGCGCCTGCCGCGGATGCTGTAAAACCAGCCGCCGATGCAGTTGCGTCCGCAGTGAGTGCTGCTCCAGTGGCGGTTGCGCCACATTCTCTGGGAAAACCAGAGTCTCCAGCACTTGCACCAGAGGTTCAAAAGTCCGTTGCAGCTACCGACGCAGCTATTGCTGCTGCTCCAGTTGCACAGGCTCCACAGACCAAAGCTGGGCTCATCAACGCAATGTACCAACATATGTCAACAATGAAGACTGAGGATCTTGCCAATGTTTACAGCACTCTAACGACTCCACAAGAGACGCCAAAGGCTGAAGAACCAAAGGCAGGTTCCGAAGACGATTCAGAAGCTGAAAAAGCCGACGAAAAAGGTGAAGACGAACAGCAACCAGAAGCAGAGAAATCTGCCGATGACGAAGAAAAAGACAAGAAAGAAAAAGATGACGTTAAGGAAAACCTTGATGTCCTCTTACAGGCCGAAACCTCTCTTTCCGAATCTTTCCGTTCTAAGGCATCTCAGCTGTTTGAATCAACCGTTAAGGCCAAACTTGCAGAAGAAGTCTCCCGCATTGAGGAAAATTACCGCTCCCAACTGGATGAAGAAACAACTAAAATTGCTTCTTCGCTCTCAGAAAAGGTCGACAGCTATCTTAGCTATGTCGTAGGTACCTGGATGGAAGAGAACAAAGTTGCAATCGAATCTGGTCTACGCACCGAAATCGCCGAAAATTTCATTAACGCATTGAAGAATGTGTTTACTGAAAGCTACATCGAAGTTCCAGAAGGCAAGGAAAATCTTGTTGATACACTCAATAAGAACGTTGCTTCCCTTGAAGAACAGCTGATGAAGGCAACCGAATCCAACATGAAACTCAATGAGTCTGTAAACGCCCTCAAGCGCAACCAGATCCTTGCTG